CGATGGCGGCAAAGCGCCAGTCGTTGAAACACGCATTGAAGCGGCTGCGGCCGCGCCAGACGTTCGCGTCGGTGTTCTCGTCGATGGTCGAGCGCACCTCGAGCTGAATGCGGTCATTCCACACTGCGCCGCCGTAGGTCTCGTTGTACTTGCTGTCCAGCAGCACCCACGGGGAAACGCCGTTCGTGATGTAGTGGTTCAGATACGGCCAAACGATGACGTTCCAGCGGCCGTACTGATAGTTGAAGGCGTTGTTCGCGCTCACGGGGTCCTTGTCCGCGCCGATGGCCGCGAATACCGCCTTTTTGAGGTCGGCGTTCTCGGGGATGAGGATCGTGTCAGGGGCCACGTCAAGGATCTCGTTGTTGTCGCCGCGGAACAGGTGCATCTTGGTCTCGAGCTTGCCCAGCGTGTCCACGCTGAACGCATCCTTGAAGCAGTTGCACTGCTTGTCGCCGCTCACCTTGGGCACGTGCTCCTTGGCGAACAGGTTGCTGCCGTCCGCGCCCGTCAGGTCGAACTTGACGCCCTTGAAGGTCACGCTGCCGTTGCCCATCATGGCCGCGCCGTACAGCGCCGCGCCGAAGAGCTCGCGCGTGCGCTTGTAAGAGGTCATAAAGGCCGCAGGCTGCTTGCGCATGTCGAGCAGCTTGCCGTCCTCGATCATCTCCTTTGACACGCTGAAAGAATCCTTCCACGTCTGGTACTTGAGGAACTTCTGGTAGCCTTCCTGCATGCCGTCCAGCGGATAAGCGCCGTTCTCGCCCACGGGCTCAAAGCCGCTCATGGCCGTCAGCGTGGTCATCACGTCGCCGTAGTTCTTGGAAGAACCCGTCAGGAACAGGTTCTTCAGCACGCTGTTCTGCTCAAATTCCTCGCCGCGCTTTTCAAGGAACATCTTGATCGGCGCCTGGCAGTTGCCGTAAACGCTGTTGTTCAGGTTGCTCGATTCCGAAAAAATGATTTTCATTGCTTACTTTCTCTCCTCTCTTCCGTTTTCCTTAGACAAAGCGGCCGCGGATCATGCTGCCCGCTGCCGTACCCTCAAGGCTCACGACCTCGAACGTGCCGGGCGCCGCCGCATCCGATGTGCCCGTGACGTACTTTGCCTTGAGACCGCCGCTCGCCACCTGGATCTTGGTGCCGACCTTCACGGCCGCTGCGGCCGCCGCGAGCTCGGTTTCAAAGGTGTACTTGCCCTGCACGCGCGTCACAGCCAGCAGCTCGCCCGCGGCCACCGTGCCGCTCTGCATGCACACATAGGGCGGCGTGGTCGCCTGGTCGGCAGCGATCGCCGCCAGCTTGCCGTCCGTCACGTTGAGCAGCTGGCCGACCTGATACGTGCCCGCCGCCGCTTCGATGTACTCAAACGGGGTCATTGCCCCGTCCGTCGATTTGATGGGAATAAACATTGCGTTCCTCCTTGTCTTGTTAATTTCTGTTCTTCTCGATCCACGTGCGGATCTCCTCGTCCGTCGCCGTGGGATTGAAGATGCGGAAGCTCGCCAGCTCCTCGCTCGTCACGACCTTGCCGCCCGCGCCGCGGGATGCCGCCGCGCCGGTCAGGTGGTCCTTGCCCCTCTGACCCGTTAAGGCCTGCGCTCTCGCCGCCTCGGCCAGCGCCTTCTCGCGCCGCTCATGCGTCGAAATGAGGTAGGCGTCGTAAAAAGACATGCCGCTCTTCACGCGCGCGTAGAATTCCTCGCTCTCCGGCAGCTTCAAAAGATCCTCCACGCCGTTCACCTCGGGCTCGAGCGCGTGGATCTTCTTGATCTGCTCGTCGATGGCGCGCTGCATTTTCTCCTGCTCCGCCGCGGCCTGCTCGCGCTCATGCGCCGCCACGATCTCGGCTGCCTGCTTGACGACAGGATTCTCGCTGATCGCCTCATTGAGAGATTCCTGCGTCAGCTTCCCGGCCTTGAGGTCGCTTTCGAGCTTCTGCTGCTTGAAGGACTTCGACCATTCGTCAAACTGCTCCTTCGTCGCGATGGGCTCACCCGTGATCGTGTTCTTGAGCCCCGCACTTTCAAAAAAAGCCTTCCACTCCGCGGCCATCTTCTCGCTCTGCGCCTTGAGCGCCGCGTCCACCGCGGCCTGCTGCTCGGCTCTGCGCCGCGCCGCCGCATGAGCTCTGCGCTCGTCGGGGGTCTGCTCCTTCTTCGCGCCCTCCGCATCGTTGTTGTCTTCTGTGCCTTCCGCGCCGTCCTGTCCCTCGGGAGCGGTTACGGCGCCCTCTGCGCCCTCGTCGCCCGTCGTGCCGGTATCGCCGCCCTCCGGCGTGCCGTTGGTCTCTTCTGCGGCCGGGGCAGCGGCGCCCGGCTCGTTTTCGCCTGTGGGCTCCTGCTGCGTGCCTGCCTCGTCAGGCGGCACCGTCAGGCCCATCGCTTCAAAGACGTCTTTTTCCGTGAATCCCATGTTCTCTTCCTCTCTGGCATTTTTCCGCGTTGCCCTGCGAATAGCCGCCGCCTTGCGCGTGCGGTGTCCCCTTGCGGGGGATAATCATGTAAAGCGCTTCCGCTTGCCTTACTTCTTGCCGGTTCTCAAATCGGAGCCGGTATGAATAACGCCCTTCTTCGCGTCGGTCTGCTGGTTCGGCGCTTTCACGACCTGCGTGCCGCCGTTCTTGATTCTGCCGACGTAACCGCTCTTATCGCTCATGCCCGCGTCCTCCTTTCCTTCGGATTCGGCATTTTCCCGCTGTTGCCCTGCGGTGCGCAGCCGTTGGCAGCTCCGCTGCCTTACGGATGCGGCGTCCCCCTTGCGAGGGATGTCCCTCTTTGCGGGGGCTTCTATGCTCTGCGCGTTTCTCTTTCGCGCCTTTAGCCTTTCTTACTGCGGAATGTAAAGTTCTTCCACTTGCCCGCCGATCGCGGCGTTCATGGCGTCCTGCTGTGCCTGCGCGTCGATCGCCGCGGCCAGCTCATCCGGCACCGCCGCGCCGCCGCCCGGCATATCGCCCTGCACGGCCGCCTGCTGCGCGGCCATTTCTTCCTGCCGCTGCGCCTTTTCTTCGAGGTGCTTTTTCGTCTGCGCCGCGCCGGGGTAGTGCAGCTCCTCCATCTTCGCCCAAAACAGAATGAGCGTTTCAAGGTCCGTCGGGTCGCCGAAGGCCCTGCCCTCAAGGTTCTGCCGCGTCTCCTGCCACATCGCCTCGCGGTTGCTCGCCAGCGGCGCGCTCGTGTCGCACGAGAAAAGGAACTGATCGTTCCAGTGCAGCTCGCCGTCTTCGCCTTCTTCGAGGAAGTCATAGCGGTTGAACTCCTCGTACATCGTCTCGCCCGTGCTGTCCTTATACGTCACCGGCCGCGGCTCGTCCGAGTACGCCAGCCAGAACTTGAACATCGTTTCGAAGAGCTCGGCGTAGGCGGCGTTTTTCATCACGCGCTTGCTCTCGAGACGTCCCGCCGCCTGCGCAGCGGAAAACTCTTTGGCCTTGCCGCTCGTTGCGGTCGTGTCCTGCCTGCCCTGAAAGCTGTCCGTGATGCCGATGATCTGCCGCGCCTCTTCGTACACCTGCGCCAGATACGTGAGCTCGTACTGCAAATTGCCCGAAAAATCGTAGACGTCGATGAGGCTTTTGTCGCTCGGCTTTCCGATGTACCAGCGCTCGCCGTCCTCGGGATCGGTGCGCAGGTCCGCCCGGTCGGGGAGCGTGATGCGCGTGCCTGCCTTCATCAGTCGGTCGATGATCTTCTGCTCAATGCGGTTGCTCGTGTTCTGCTGGTCGCGGATCATGTCAACGTCGCTGTTTCCGAGCAGCTGGCCGAAGACGCTCACGCTGCGCTGCAAGATGATTGGGTAGCGGTCCGGCCGGTAATACGGGATGCGCACCGGCGCCTGTACCGGCAGGCCGTTTTCGCCCACCGTCTCCTGCATCCCGCCGACAAACGTGCCGTCGCTGCGCTGTACCGGCGCATAGAGCTCTTCGAAGTCCTGCGTCTTGCTCTCCCAGTCCTTGCCGCCACACCACGGGCACGCACCGCCTGAGTAGGCCGCGCCGTTTACCTCCTGCCCCGGCAGCGGCTTTACCTTGCCGCAGCTCTTGCACACCGGCTGCCTGCGTGCCTGATAGTCCTTGAGGTTTTCGAGCTCTGTGTCGTTCACCCACGTGTAGCGGTCGATGCCGCCGCGCTCGTTGAGCTTGTAGCCGATGTAAAGCGTCAGGTTTCGGTCGCTCGTGGAGCCGTCGCCGCCGCGGACATCCGGCTCGCTCTCACCCTCGTTTTCAAGCAGCACACCGTAGCGGCGCTCGACGTAGCCCTTCGTCGTCGGCACCTTGACGATGAAGTAATCCATGTCGGCAATGCCCGTGTAGACGTTCGGCTGCGGCGCGAACTGCTGCGGGTGGATGAGCGTCACGTTCACCTCGCCGACGGTCGTGCTCGTGCGCTTCGTGTTGTCCCACTCAACCAAAAAGCCCACGCCGCCCTGAATGGGCACCGTGCGCTCGGCCAGATCGTTCAGCGCCTCAAACGGGAGCCGGTCGAGCTCGTTGCGCAGAAAGTGCTCGATCACGTCGGCCAGGTGCTCGTCCTTCTTGCGCCGCGGCGTCACCTTCGGCTGCGGAATGCTGCTTGATACCTGGCTTTCGATGTTCTCAAACGTGATGTTGCGCACGTGGCTTGTCTTTTTCAGCGTGCCGTCGCGGTGCGTGTCGCCGGGGACGAGCGGCTGCATCGTGCGGTCCCCGTTGTAGACCGCCTCGCGCTCGTTCATTTTTTCGACTTCTTTCGACCACTTGGCGTCGCTTTCATTGAGCCTCGCCTGCCACTCGCGCAGCTCCTCGCTGATCGCTCTTGTCTTTTCTTTTTCTTCCATGTCTTTTCTCCCTCTCATCGCGGCTCGCCCCAGAGCGCCAGCATTTCTGCCCGCTCGGTCTCGCTCGCGCTGTTGTAGTCCTCCCACATGTCCGCCGTCCAGCGCGCCTTGCGTGCGCCGCTGCCGCCGGTCTTGATCTCCATCGTCTGCTGCGGCCGCGCGTAGTGCGCGATCGCCAGCGCCATCACGCAGTCGTCGTGCGCGCCCGGCTCGGCCTCGCCCTGCAAGTCTTTCTCCCGCCGCACGAATGTCAGCATCTCGAGCAGCGTGTCGCGGTCGTTCACCGTGCTCATGCTCTCACGCAGAATGCGGATAAGCTCAGACAGGATCACCGGCCGCGTCAGCCGGTTCGTCTGGAAGCCGAAGGCGTGCTTGATCTTGCCTGTGAAGTCGTCCTCTACCTCGCGCACGTACAGGTTGCGGTAGCCCATCAGGTCAAGCAGCTTCGTCGGGTACGTCGAGAAGTTCGTCTCGATGGCGAGCAGCGCGTCGTTGTAGTACTTGCCGAGGCAGTACATCTGCCGCGCATACGTGTCCTCGTCGTACTGGTGGCGCAGCGTGCAGACCTGCTTGCCCGTGATGTTGTCGAGCACCTGCCCGACGAAATAATCGCTGCCGTCGCCCGCCGTGTCGCCGCCGATGACATACGGCCGGCCGGGGACGACATCCTCGTAGATCGTCACCGCGCCGTCCGGATCGTCCACCCACGCCCAGCGCTCGAGGTGTACGCCGTCTTCCTTGACGACGTTTTCGAAGTAGCCGCGCCTCGGCTTCTTCGCTCGCTCGACGATGAGCAGCCGCTCGCTCACCTTTTTCGCGTCGAACACCGTCTTGCCCGTCACGCCCCACTGGCCGAGGCAATAGACCTGGTAGTAGTACTCGTCCGTCTCTTTGAAGGCCTCAAGCGTCGTGATGGCCTCCGCCGTCAGAAAGCGGTTGTCGAGATACGTGCTCTCATGCACCGTCGCGCGCGGGTCCTTGCGGTCGAAAAACCGCTTTTTTAGCCAATGTGTGATGCTGATCGGGTTAAAGGTCAGGATCATTTGCAGGTAGTAGGGGAAATCCGTTCTCAGTCGGATATCCAGCTGGTCGAAGTCCCCCTGCTCAAGCTCGCTCGCTTCCTCGATCCAGATGCCCGTGATGTCGTAGATCGACTTGAGCTTTTCTACGTCGTCGAGGCCCGCGAACAGGATCTTGCTGCCGTTCGCAAACGAAATGCTCATGTCGCTCTTGTTGACCTTCGCGCCGCTGTCGGGGTAGAAGTCGGATATCTGCCCGCGCAGCTGCTCAAAGCAGCTCTCGCGCAGCGTCCGCGCCACCTTGCGGCACACCAGCCAGCGGTGCCCCGGCTCGCTTGTCACGCGCTCGAGCACCTTGCGCCCCGCGAAGATCGACTTGCCGCTGCCGCCGCCGCCTTTCAGGACGAGGTAGCGGTGCTGATCGAACAGCAGCGGCAGGAAGTGCGCGTTGTTCGTCGCGCGGAAGTCCCGCCACCATAGCGCTACCTCGAGCTCTCGCTCATAGGTCCGCGTCTTCGTCGCCGCCATCGTGCTCAAACTCCTGCATCAGCTCGCGCAGCATCGCTTGCCGCTCCTCGAGCGGGATGCTCGCCGCCGTCACGGTCTTTGTCGCCCGCTCGCCGAGCTCGACCTCTTTCTTCTCGCTGTAGCCGTAGTTGTTCGTCAGGTTGAAAAGGATTCCTTTCAGGTCCTTGCCCGGCCGCGTCAGCATCTCGTGCTCGTTCCAGGCCTTCATGCGCTCGCGCACCCGCTCGCCGACGGCCGCGAATTCCTCGCTCTCGCCCATGTACCGGCTCCACGTCGCCCGGTCGATGCGAAGAAAGGCGCACAGCTCGTGCATACTCGGCGGGATGATGTACTCCGTCACCTCGACCTCTTCGCCCAGCGTGTTTTTCACCGGCACGGGGATGAGGATCACATGGCCCTTGTCGTCTCGCTTGCCGCTGTCCACCATTTCCGTGACCTTCACGCGCCGCGTGATCGCTGCGAAATAGCGCTCGCAGGCCTTGCCCAGCGTTGCCGCCGTGTATTTCTTCTGCCGCGCCATCCGCACCCCTCCCCTCGGCGCGCTTGCCTTGTTTTCAAAAAGTGTAGCAAATGCAACAGGTCACGAACCGTCAACTTTTTGAGGGCAAAAAAGAGCCGCAAACCCTTGTCAAATCAGGGCTTGCGGC